AGGTCGCTGTTGCGCTGCCAGGTCCCGACGCAGTCACATCCCCAGTCAATGACGTAATCGCCGCCGTGGAGGCGTTCGACATGTACACATTGGTCGCATCGCCGTATATCTTTGACGGAGACGAAGGAGGAGCAATAACACCGCTACCAGCCAACGTTTTGCACGTCACAGAAAACGCTCCGGAACAGTTATTCACCACCAGCCATTGACCCACGATAGCCGGGAAATTCAGGTTCACATTGGCTGTGAGAGTTCCCGACAAGCTGATGATCGGCTTCCCATACTGTGCCGCCGTCAAGGTCACATCCGATGCCGTGAGCGTTACAGGCGCGATTCCATAGGTGGTATCAGGGACCCATCCCGCCGCTGCTCCGCCGCTAGACTCTGGATCAGTCGTATTGTTGTCTACCGTGTTGAGCCAATATCCCGACCCATCCGTGCGCAGCACTCTTGCGCCTTGTGGATAACCACCGACAGCAGTAGACCACACTGAATCGAACGGGAATCCGCCACCGCCGCTAAACCATACTGAAGGAGCCGTAGCGGCCTTCAGTATTCCGTTCATGTCGAGGCCGTTGGGAGGCACGCCGCCGCTGGCAATCGGCGTGCGCGTGAGTGGAGGGAAGCCGTCTGTGTACGATGCCGCTCCTGGCGTAACCGAAATTTGTGATGGCACAGGAATAGTATTCGCTCCCCCTGCCTCGGCGAATGGAACGGTCAACTTCGATGGCGCGTTAGATAGCTGCATAACTAGCCCTCACGACTACATTGTTGCTGAAGAGAAATGAAGTTCCGGCACAGTTGTATCGGCCACCGGAAAATAAATGTCGTAACTTACTCCTGCTGGACGGAGGATCACTCCCGTCTGCGCGATAATTGCATACTGAGTTGCAGATAATGGCGAATAGAATATATAGCGGATCGCCATATTCCTAAAACCCTCGCCTCCAAGATCCACAACATGACATTGAATTCCCGGGAACACGTTATGGAGCAATTGATTCACAGCAGGAGCCGTCACCTCTGAGATGTTGCTCAGGGCTTTTGCCATGATGACTGTTCTGTAAATTTCATCTGTGAGCAGATATGTAAAGCTCGTCGCGCTTCCGTTGTAAAACGGTTCCTGTCCAAACGGGGCAAACTCTTCTGGCGATGTGCCGTTCTGGAAGCCGAAGAATGTTCCCACGTCTGGAATTTGCACGCTGCGCGAAACGCCAACTATGCGCCCCCATATGTCCAATCCGAATCCCTGCGCTGTCTCCACGTTCCACACATAATCGAAGAAACCGTCAATGTCCGCAGTCGGGTCGATGTACTCATTCATGTTTTGAATGAGCCTCACCAGCGTCGGCGAATTACTATATTGACTTACCACGGTTTGTTCGATATTTTTCACGGAGTCACCAGTGTGACACTTACATTTGCGATGTTCAGCGATGGCGTTTGATCGATACCCACGGCAACCTTTAACGCGGTCGGCGTGCTTGTCGTCCCGATCAGCACTTCCAGAATCGGCACATTATCCGCAACTGAGGCAATGGCCCCGTAGTATCGAGTCACGAAAACAGTTGCTCCGATGCGTTCGCGGTTCGTGTCATCGAGTCCATAGAAGCGGTTGAAGATAGCTTGCTGGACAAGGCTCACGATGTTCGATGGCAAGGACGGATCATTCACAATCTGGACTGCAAAATAGATCGGCAATGACGCTGGACGCTCAAACTTGACCGTATACGTTGGGGCCGGGAAGTTATATCCACTTGGGTCAGTCACTATGACGGTTGTGTTTCCGTTGTAGCTGCACCCAAGGGACTTCTTCTTCCATATTGCGAGAGCCACCGCGTTCGCATCGCCTCCCAGCGTAGCGACATAGACAGAGTTTGCAATCATTGGGTAGTTTGTTGGACCAGTGTTTACAGTTTCACCTTCGTCATTGTCTATGACGTAGCAATCCTGAACTCCATCTACCGCAAAGACGTTTCCGCGAATCGCTTGCGTTGTGCCATTTCCATTGACCGCGACAGATGCCTGACGGCGATACTCGAAATCTGCTCTCGACTCGACATCCCGCCCGAGAACAGCACTCGCAATGCTTCCAGCCAAGGTTGGATTGTTGACCGCATCCCATCCTGGCACCGCCTGATATACCTGCGTCAGAGTGTTGTCCGCGCACGGAATTGGACCATTCACGATGTTCTGGAAAACGCCCTGCGCTGTTCCATCCGAACCGATAGTGACCTGAGCCGCGAGAGTGTATTTGTTCCCTGATGTGTCTTTGGCTTGCGATGCCGATGGGATAACCGCGCCCACCAGACCGCTCAAAGTAGCCGTCACGATGGTTGGCTGCGCTACCTTGCGATCCATGAAGTAGATGTTCCCGATTGCGTCTTGGAAGCGACCAGAAGCGTATTGTGGGTCCACCTGATTTACAACATAGGCAATTTCGCTGTTTTTCTCGGCGATGATAGCTGTATCGCTGCTGGCAATCTGGCCTTGCGGGGTTTCAAGGGACGGATTCAACCCTCCGCCGAAAGCAGTATTCTGATCGGCCTGTACGCCTGCCAGAATTTCCGAATCAGCGGGCAGCACGATTCCCGATGGTGTGAATTGGATGGCCGGAACTGAGCTAGAAGGCGATGCCATTCGCTGCCCCCGTAGAATCGGTGAATTGAATCTTTCCCGTCACTTCACGGGAAGTGAAAGACTGAATTACCACCTGAGCCGTTATCACGCCCGGAACCGTCAGTGCCGCTTTGACAATAAGCGCCTTGAGTAGCGACGTGGGAGGATACTGCCCGAAGACCTGAGTCCAGTACGGAATACCCTTTGTCTGATCGTAATACAGTTCCCCCAGAAACAGCCGAACGGCACTCGCCACATCCTGAGCCAACGAATAGGATGGAGTCGCCATAGCGATGTTTCCGCTGCTGTCGAGGCACAAATCCCATTGGGACCGCGAGAGCAAGAGCGTATTGTATCCGGTCGTACTCATCTACTGCCCCTTCAAAACCGTAGTCTGCGAATTCGTTGGCATCGTAGGTCCAGTGTAGCCCAAACCCTCTAGGAAAGGCTGGATGTTTTCAGTGTACCAAGACAGCCATGCGGAGTTAACCAGCGCGAGGGCAGTACCGCCGCTGCTCAGCACGGTTGATTCTGGCGCGGTGATGGTAACCGCTATTGGGGAAACGAGAGAGATTCCGCTTGCGGAGAACTGAAGGAGCTGCGTCGGCGTGCCATTCAACAACCCGCCCAGGTACATCCCGTCTCCCCAGTCGTATTGCCGCCAGCTTCCAGGGTTGGCCTGTGCCTTCGTAGACTTCACATTGGAAATGTCCCTACTGGCAAATACGGCGATACCAAGGTCTCCAACTTGCGGGTCGAGAATCACCGCATTCGCACCGCCTTGGATGCGAAAATATGGGATATTGTAGATCGTTCCGTGCGGCGTTGGGTTCCCGCTTCCATCCACTTGATTCACCATCGGCATGACGTCAACAGTTCCGACTGGGGAAGCGCCGCCTGAATTTGAGCAGGCCATGATTTTTACTATCGCCGCCGTCTGCATCTTGGCAAGCACCTGCATCACAACAAAGAGAATGTTGTTGTAGTCGCCCCACGTCGTAGAGGGCTTAAGCGCACCGAGCGTTACCTCGTCATTTTGTGACAGCAAGCCCATATTTATTTCCTCTCACTGTCGAGAACCATGCGCCGCTAGGCTTCTCGCTTTCCAGTTGGTGATTGATAGAAGTCACGATCCATTGCGCGTTCGCCTGTGGAACATCCGTTCGCATATCAATCAACCCGCCGAATAGAATAGCGGGAGTAAATATCGTCTGGAAATTAACCCCTAGGCCATCGAATGTGGGATACCCAATCATTCCCGAACCTTTTGAAATCTGCGGAATCTTCGACCCACGAGGAGTGTTTGGAGGCGTGATCGCCAGAACTGTATCGTCAAGATAGAGATCGATTCCAGCCGCCCGCGCCAAACTCTTCGCCTGATCCATTCCAGTTCCGGGAAGATATACATTAGCCAGTTGGATCGACACGCCGTTATTCTCAAACGTGAATCCCATCCCCGCCGCAAGTTGACCCATTGCGGTTGCCACGTCGATGCTTTCCCGATAACTCACAGGCGCGACTGGAAGCAACTGAGGATAGTAAGCGGATTGCGCCTGGATCATCAGGAACACATCTGGCATGGACCGATAGTCGCCCCAAGCATTGATAATGTTTCCGGTAAAAACGCTGGTTTCCTGCGCTCCGTCGATGGCGAATACTTGCACGGTGTTTGGAAT